GAAGGGCCGTAGAGCAAGTATAGGTTGCTTTCAACCCGCCGGAAATACCGCTTGTTGGTCAGAGTCTCGCCGGGCCGTAGGCGCATCGCCAGTCCGAGATTGCTCTTGGTCTCGATGTCCCCCGACCCCGCGCGCAGCTTCATCACGAAGGCTCGGCGCATGAACCGGGCTTTTCCCGGCGAGACCATGACGTGAACCCCAGCACGGCCCCCCGGCTTGGGGTTGCCTGTGGTGAACCGCGCCAAGGACGTAGCCGCGCCGCGACCCCTGATCCGGGCTTCAAGATTGTTGGGGTTCGCCGACTGTGCCACCGTCAGGCGGCCCGTGGACGGCTTCAGGTATCCGGCAGGGAAGTTCACTTGATCGTGTATGTCGTCTGCGATCTTGGCGCGCCCGTGGGTCGCAGTCCTGTTGATCGCTTGGGCTGCCTTGACGCGCCGGACCTGCGGGTCCAGTCCCGGGATGTTGGTGAGTTCGTCGAGTCCTTCGATGAAGACTCCCCACGTCGAGGACGCCATTACAAGTCCTCCGGTGTCGTCTTCCCGCCGAGTTCATCTTCGGACATGCGCGAGACCTTCACAGACTGCGTGATGCCGTCCACCGGGTCCAGCGTGTCGAGGTAGTAGCCTTCCGCGGCCGAGAGGATAACCATCTCTGCGCGCGCGGGCTGGTGTTCTGCGATCAAGAAGATCAGGGACGATACAGGCTCTTGGACCTCTGCGTAGGACAGGTTCGTCCCGGAGAGGTCCCCAACAGCCTTGATGTCCGTCGTGCGACGAACGTGGACAAGCCCGACGAGAACGCCCGACTTGTCATACAGGACGGCAGGGCGCTTCATCGTATCGTGAAGCCCCTGCCGCGCCCGGTTCTGGATGTCGGCGATGCCCATCAGACCAGATCGGTTCCGTCGCCGCCTTCGCCGCCTTCGCCGCCTTCGGGGCCTTCGGGGCCTTCGCCAGCTTCCGCTGCGATAATGGCTGCCCGGAGATCGTCCACCTTGGCCGACGTGTCGACTTCCAGTTCATTTTCTTCGGCGTAGGCGACCAGTTCGGCTTTCTTCATTTTGGAAACATCTGTCCCCGCCTGATCGTCGTCGTCATCGTCGACGGGGGCTGCGGCTGCTGCCGGATACACGCCGGAGGTCAGTTCTTTGAACTGCTCTTTGTCGGACGCATTGAAAATCGTGCCGGGCTTCAGTTCTTCGACCACGGGCGCTACGGCTTTGATGCCTTTGCTCGGGTCTGCTGCGGTGCCGGGTTTCTTGGTGCGTTGGACCACGTTGATCGCACGGAGGCGTAGGTTAGCCATTGGAAATCTCCTATTGATGGCGTTGCTGGGGTTCGGAGCAAAAAGCCCGGAGGGGTCGCCTCCGGGCCTCTCTTAGTGGGTTACACCACGGTCTTGCGGAAGGTGTTGTTCGTGCCGACCGGAACCATCAGCGGAGCCGATTGGGTCATCACGAATGTCGCCGACGGGTCTTCCTCGTCCCACATCTTCGAGAACATCGGGTAGGGTTGCCAGCCCGCCTTCTTGTCCTGAACGGAACCGAAGCAGCGAACGCCGTTGACGGATGGCCCGGTGAGGACCACATCCTTCGGAGACATGAACGGAACAACGGAACCGGCCGGGTCTTGGTAGTAGTCCGAATAGACCACGATCTCGGTCGTGCCGTTGATCTTGCCGACGCGCTCGACTTCCAGACCTTCCATGACCCCAAGGTTCATTTCCAGACCGTTGTTCGAGTTGCGGAAGTCCAACTTCAGGAGTTCACGAAGTTCGTCGTCCTGACGCATGACCTCCCAAGCATCGGTGCCGACAGTCAGACGATTGGTCGCGCCGCCGAACTTGGCGTCACGAACAGTCTTCTTCATTCCTTCGATGTCCGACAAGATGGACACGCCAGCCTGACCCCAACGGTTCGACCCGGTGAGGGTTACGTCGTGGCCTGCGGCCCGCTCAAAGTCCACAACCGTCCGGGGGTAGTCGTCGCTTTCCAGCGTGACCTTGCCGTAGATCGTGGCTTGGGCTGCAAGCCATTCCCAGCGGCGCTCGATGGCCTCGCGGTGCTGGCGAAGGATGTCACCGATGATCGCGTTGTAGCGAGACTGCGGGGACATGGGCGCTGCGCCCGGCGTCAGTTCGCCAAAGCCTGCAACACGCTTGATGACGTGCGTTGCAGAAACGGCGTCCTTCGGCTTGACGTAGGCGGGTTTGACGCGCTGGACCTGCTCGGCAGCCGAGTAGATCGGTTTGCCTTGTGTAGTCGGGACGACCAGAGGGGCGATCTTGCGATTCTCGGTGATCCGAGAGAAGTCGATGTATTCGTCATCGAATTGGATTTCCGAGCCGTAGAAGCCCAGCCAGTAGTTCGATGGCGATTCCATCTCGCGCATGACCGCACCAAGGGTCGCCGTGTCGTGGAGAGTATTTTGGATCGACATGGTTTCTTTTCCTTGTTGCGGCGATCAGAGAATCTGATCGGAGTTGTAGTCACGTTTGCTGACAAAGATCGTCGGCGAAACGGAACCCTCAAAGGCAGCGGCCTTCTTGGCGTCGGTATCGTAGCTGGCGTCCCAAACGAGGGCGTCCATGCTCCAATGGCCTTCCCGGTAGACAGCGAAGGTCGCGGTCTCGCCGTCGGGGATCGAAACAGGTTGCGCCGCGATATAGTTCGCGCAGCCAGCATCCCGCGTGGCGTTATAGACAGCCAGAGCGCCCCCGGTGGACGACAACACGGAATAGAGATCGAGCGAGATGTCTGTGCCGGATGCCGTGACCGTAATGTTGGTCGGGGTGGGAACGCCTTCGCCGAAGCGTGGTTCGTCCATATTACCGAAGGTTTCGGACTTGAACTCCGCAACACCCGGTTTGCCCATCGGGACTTTTGTGTCAACAGCCATTGTGTTCTCCTATTGACTTTAGGTTATGTGGGTTGCCCCACGTTCCGTGCGAACCGGGAGGTTACGCGCGCTTTTTGCCGGCGCCTGTAAGGGCTTGGAAGTCGGCGATGATGGAGTCGGCGCTGTTGGCTTCTTCGCCGCTTGCGCTCTCTGCGGTTGCCCCGACATTCGGATGACCGTCAGCGTCCATCGTCGCGCCGAAGGGCGTGGCGGTTGCTTCCGGTGCATCTGCTTTGGGGGCTTCAGCCGTCGCTTTGGCTTCTTCCGGCAGGTCCGCCAAGAAGGCCGTGGCCTGCTCGACAGTCATGTCGGTGTTCAGCACGGCGGACAGGGCTGCCTTCGGGCGAGCCTTACCTGCGTCTGAACCGAGGATCGCAGTTGCGCGTTCCTTTTCAGCCTGACGGCCAGCGGTCTCACCCGAAGTCGTGGCGGTAGCCACGTCTGCGTCGTAGGTCGCCTTTGCCACAGTATCGTCTTGAGTGGCCTCGGCCACGGTGGTTTTTGGTTTCGTGGTCATTTGAATATCCTCTTCTTCAGCCACTTCTTCAGTAAACGCGATCATCTCATCATCGAGAGCGCCGATCCGATCTGCGAACCCGATCTCGATGGAGTCCTCTGCATCGTATGTCAATGCTTCAGTCCCTTTGATGGCATCTTCGTCCATGCCGCGATTGCGCGCAACCGTGGATGTGAAGACGCCATAAATCTTATCCACTCTTGCCTGAATACGCTGTTTCACGGCGTCAGGCAACTTCTCATAGGAATTGCCGTCGACCTTGTGCTTCCCGGCGTGGATGAGAGTCACTTCGACGCCCATGCGATCCATCGCCTTTTCGGCGTTAATGTGCATGGTCACAACGCCGACCGAACCCGTGCCACCGGAGCGGGTTACGGTGATCTCGTCCCCGACCGAGGCGAGGGCGTAAGCTGCGGAATAGGCGTGATCTGCGGCGAAAGAGCGAATCGGTTTGGTCCCACGCATGTCATGCAGCTTGTCGACCAACTCAAAGCAACCCGCTACTTCGCCGCCGACAGAGTCGATAACCAGTGCAATGGCCCGGACTTCCGGGTCTTCCATACCGCGCATGACGGCCCGTTCGATGTAGTCATAGCCCGTGGCCCAGCGGCCAAGCTGGTATGGGAAGCGGTTCAGGAGCGTCCCTTGGACCGGAACCTGCAAGACGCCTTTGACGACCACATAGGGCCGCAGCATCGAGCGCCAGTCGTCCTCGGCCCAGAACTCGTCATCGTCAACCGACGCG